GTCTGCGGCTGTCTTGCATGACAACTGGCTTAGCTTCAAAGACCCTGTGGCAATCGGTTTGGATGCTTCACGTTTTGATCAGCATGTCTCCAAGGAGGCGTTGCTTTTTGAGCATAGCGTCTATAACCGTGTGTTCCAGAGTCCTGAGCTAGCCAGATTGTTGTCCTGGCAGCTGCAGAATCACGGCTTCGGCCGCGTTGGCAACTCTCTTGTCAAATACAAGGTTGATGGGTGTCGCATGTCCGGTGATATTAACACTGGCATGGGCAATTGTCTACTTATGTCAATTCTCGTACTCAATTACTTTGAAGAGCACGGGCTTCAGGCCCGGCTGTCCAACAATGGTGATGATTGTGTTGTGATCTGCGAACGTGGGGATCAATACAAGCTCGCTCAAATCGGTGCTTATTTTACCGAATTTGGGTTCAACCTTAAGGAAGAACCAGCTGTAGACATCTTTGAACGTGTGGAGTTTTGCCAGACCCAACCTGTGCTTGCTAGTACAGGATACCGTATGGTGCGCAACCCTTGGACAGCAATGTCCAAGGACTGTGTGTCTCTGCTATCTTGGAACACTGAGCACGATTTTATGGTCTGGAGGGATGCGATTGGAACTTGTGGCAAGGAGTTGACCAGCGGAATCCCAGTGTGGCAGTCGTTTTACGACTCAATCACTGGCGTCGGAGATCAGAAAGGGGGTTTAGCACATGTCTATGACTGTGGTATGGGATTCATGGCTCGTGGAGTCAGGGCAGGTGTCATCACCGAGGAAAGTCGTTATAGCTTTTACCTCGCGTTTGGCATCGACCCTGATCTCCAAATGGCAATGGAAAACTCATGGCCAGGCATAGAACAGTGGTCTGGCCCCCTGAAGAACTTTGCACCTTTCGACAATTCATCCAACCCACTCAAATGGCTAAACGAACACAAAACAAATCTATGAGCAACCTCAAGAGGGCACTCAATGGCAAGATACCTCAACCGAGACCACGCACCCGCATCAACCGAATGGATGCTGGTGGGGCTACGGTCAGCTCCAAATATGTCTTTGGCACTTCCTCCACCGATGGCGGCGGTGCCTGGATTGGGGCTTACAAGATCAACCCCGCTAGCTACACCGGCTCTGATGCAGGTGGCACTGTTTTGGTCAATTATCAGGAATACGCGTTGCGTAACTGGAAGCACTCATTCACACCCTCAGTGGGCACTCTCACTCCGGGCGTACTGTGGATGGGATATTATGACAACCCTGAAGTTATCTTTAAAGTTGACATTGGTGCTTACAGCACAGCAACCCTCCTGTCTTTGGCCAAGCAGAGCCCTGTCTCCTGCTCCGCTCCCATATGGTCCCCTCAAACCCTTAACATTCCCATGTCTAGCAGACGCAAGCACTACTCCACGAACTCTAATTCTCCTAGTTCAGTAGCTGACTGTGATCTGCAAGTTCATGGCGTGGTTATTATGGCGGTTGAGGGTGGCCCGGTGACGGCGCCGGTAGGCAACGTTTCTTTTGAATATACTGCTGTAGGGTTCCACCTGGAGAACAACGCCCTGGTCAACATCTAGTCACTATAGGCTGGATGCTCGCCTACAGGCGTTCACTAATTATATGACCCGACTGGTGGTTTTGGTGCGGACGGGATATGGTGGTGAGCTGCAAACTCGCCTCAGTGGATAGCGCGGGGATACCTTCCCCTTACCACTGTGCCACCAAGCCGCACGGCCCACTTACTCGATACAGGCTAGTCTACCACACAGAGGTGTGTGGTGGGGGCTACTAGTTTTGTGATGCAC